CCTACTTTTGCTTACAACACAAGCTCACCACCAAACACTATTATCTACCCAACTCCTGTTGGCTTTTTAGCTGACAAATTCACCTTTTGGAGGGGGGGGATGAAGTATTTGATTGAGTTTGAAACGTCAAAGTTCATTACAGGAAGAGTACGTATACTTTGGATTCCAGATCCAGCCTACAGTAGCACTATCTCAGCTCTCGATTTTGGAGATAATGTAGGTCACATAGTGGATATCACAGGAAGAACAGTCTACAAGTTCACAATACCATATCTTCAAAAGGAGAGATATCAACCAGTGCTTGGCTACAGAGAAGCATCGGATCCTACCAACACTTCATGGGTTGGGAAGAATGGGCAATTCATTATGCAGACGATTGTGCCCCTTACGGTGTCAGATTCAAGCGCAGATGCAGCAGTGCACTACGTGATATACCAGTCGGGAGCGGAAGATTTTGAAGTTGCAAGACCAAAGGGGTTACCATTAGCAGACGTTGGAACAAATGGTCAGTACCTCGATGGAACATCCATGCCAACACTAGTGGATGTAGACAAAAAACTGGCCAAAACAGAAGAGAGAGAGGAAAGAATCAGAAATAGAAAGGATGCTAGAGCACAATCTGGCGCAATGGAAATTGATGATGATATGAATGCGATCACAGCATTCGAAAAGCCATTCCCTTCTCTCATACCATCGACCACGATGGTGACCAAAGGCTTTTCAATGGGCGAGAGTATTTCAAGCTTTACAGAGTATTGCAGGAGATATCAGTGGTTAGGAACATCAGCACCTTCAGGACCAACTTATCTTTCACCAATGACATTCTCGACAGGAACAAACTTTTTCAACCCTCTTTATCGCATTATGCGATCTTTTCTATTTTATAGAGGGAGTTATCGTTTGAAACTTGTTACGAGTGCAATTGATGGAGATGGAGATGGACTTCTCTATGTGCAGAATGTATCAGACACTGACAATTATGCAGAAGTTAACAACTTTGCTTCACAAGCGTTAGTTGTAGAACAAGTGAAATACAAGGCAATTACAGAGATAGAGGTACCTTACTACTTCCCCTATGCTTTTTATTGTCCTTCTTACCCAGCAACAGAAATGGCGTATCAACCAGGAGTACGCTTTCAACTTGTTCCCAGAGGAACAGCAACAAATTGGACCATTGATCAGTATATCTCAGTAGGAGATGACTGGACTTTTGGATGGCCAATTAATCCCGGTGTTCTTGCCTATGAAAATCCAACTGACCAAGAGGAGGATTTTGATCTTTTAGACAACAACAATGGTAGTAAATTGGAAACCACACTGAGCAAAGCTAAACCAGGAAGCTTTGGGCCTGGACGTGTCAACACGTCCGGACCACTGTAAGCGACTCCTGCAGCAGCCTCGCCCAATGGAGAAACACGAGTCACATAATCATTCAGTGATACCAGACAAAATTGAGAGTTACTAGTAGTCTCACACTTTTAAGTGAGGCCGGGGGTTTGATCTTTACCTAGAAAAGATTTCAATTTGTCAGGGACACTCTGGGTGGCGTGACAGTACAAGACTCATTGGGCTTGAGGCTTTTGATTAGTGTGCATGGTACCTTGATTGATCTATATCATTCTATCTTTCAAGGAAACCATGGAAATATGATGCATTGCCCCGCGAGGGGCGAAGCTTATCTTTCCAAAAATTTTTATT